GCCCGCCGGTCTTGGGAGATCCGGTAAAAGTCAGGTAGATAATGTCGATTCCCAGACCTGCCAAAACTCTCATTATCCCACCGACTGACCAGCGATGCGTGACCTTAGATTTGGTAAAATGGTGTAGTGAATATGCAAAAGAATACGATGGGAGACCTATTGAATATAGAGATCCAATCAGTTCGAGCTGGAAAAACGAAACAAATCCCCGGTTAAAGAACATTTCTGAGGCTATAAACCAACGACCGGCCGCACATATTGATCGGAGGGAACTTCGTAGCATTGGAAGGTGGAAGGCTGACGGAAACCGTTTAGATCGTCATCTTAAACAACACCAGCAGCACGAAATTGTAAATTGTACTCGTGCTGCCTTTGATCAAAATATGAGTATTACTGAGAAAATAAGCAAATTAACTGAAATCAAGGGTGTTAGAGTTCCCATGGCTTCTTCGATACTGACCGTATATGATCCGACTTCATATGCTGTGATTGATTATCGTGTTTTGCGAAGCTTGCCAAAAGCGGATCCTACTCTTATTGACCCCAATAATTATACAAAGTATGCCCATTGGTTACTCAACTACCAAAATGACGAACAAATCTACGAAGAATATCTAAACACGGTCAGAAATATTGCAACAAACCAAGGGATAACCCCCAGAGAAGTCGATATGGGGCTCTGGAAGTATGATAAAGAAACGGTTAGTCCTTAATCGCTCTTGGTTTCATCTGAGGGGATTGACCACGGGGTTGCAGCTCGAAGGTTGCGCTCGACGCGATATGCACACGAGCGGGAACTGGCCGTGTGCATACTCGTAACCAATCGGGTGGGAACGTTGATGTGATCGTGCCGCGATGGTCATGGGCCGCGGTGGTCTTTACCAGTAATCGGGTTTCGAGTTAGTCGAGAATACCTCGTTTTTGCCCTCGTGTTCACGAACGGAGGGTATGCGAATCCGCGAAGACGGTAAGCACGCACATCGTACGGACACTATTGAGCAGGCTGCCGGGTTCTGGGACTGTAACAAGACAAAGGCGCTCATGCGGTCTGCTGAGTTCTCGTGGCGCATCGACGAACGAATCCGGGAGGTATTGACCCGTGATGACTTGACCGTTCAGCAGAAACGAGAGATCGCTGAAACGTTGCGTGTACCCGGCACGTACGAAATCGAAGTTGAAGAAATTATAATTGTAGATATGTGAGCACGCAAATCGGCCGACTCCTGACCCGAAGGCACACCGGGTTCTAAAGGTGAAACAATACAGAACCCCTGCGTTTCTGGATGAATTGTTGACTAACTTCAAACTATAGGCTCTGATTCAGTCTCATTGGATTGTAGCAGGTGATTTAATAGTCTTAGAATTAACTTGTGAAATCTATGCACACCCCTCCCAAGGAAGTGTCTGTAGGAGACTATCTTACGCAGGATGATATCGAAGAAATATTCGATACGGGATTCGGCTACCGGATCTCCGGAATCAATCCTCGGCGAGATTCCCAAGATAGGAGATATGTATTGGTATTCGCTAATGAAGATGGTCCATACGATGATTCAGTCAAACAAGGACAGTTTGAATATATTGGTGAAGGATTAGAAGGTGACCAGAGTAAATCGTCACCAGGAAACTCTACTCTTATTGACGCCATCTCTTCTGGTATTCCAGTTCACTTCTTCTATCAACAATCTGGTAACGGAGAATGGGAATATCAAGGACTTGTTGATGTTCTCGATTACGATACCAAGGAACAAGATGGTAGAGAGGTAATCATATTCAAGATGGTACATCGGGACAATCTTCGTCAAGAAGATGATTTGAGCTGGATTGATGCGATTCGACTGGAGCTCGAACGATATCAAGAACAGGAAGGTGAGAGCGTCGTTACTCTCAGAGAAATCTATGACTTTTCCGAGCACCGACTTTCCACTCAGTTTCCGGATAACAATCATATCAGGGCTAAGGGCCCATCCAGTTTCTGCCTGAATCGTATCCGATACGAACCGGCAGCGATAGGTGTGCGAGCGGGTGGAGAACGGCGGAATCGGGGTGCGAAGACACCCGCGCTAAATTCTGAGTTCAACAAGCATCTTGTTGGGGGTAGCCGCCGTCTGGCGATTTTGCGATTCGGAGGTGCGGACGATGAGTAAGGCGTCAGCGCCCACTACGCTGCCTGAGAAGGGCGTGCGGAACCGTTCGCAGTACGCGGACACGCTACACCGTCCCGATCCGGACGCTGACGAGCCAACACCCGCCTGTCCCGAAGCCGATTACCGAAGTGACGCGGACTTCACGGAGGTTCCTATTGCCGCATATCGGCCACACTACAAACTCTGTGGGAACCCGGAGTGTTTCGGAGGTGACTGGCGGTGAGCTCCCAGTCCTCTCTTTTCGACTACAAACCGGACCTGTCGCCGCTGACTGACGCCGAACGAGAAGTGTACGAGGCTGTGGGCATGGGCCAGTATGGGCCGCGCGAGTACGCCCGCCAGACTGGCCGCTCGCCCGGAACTGTCGGGAATCTACTCCGTCGAGCCCGCGAGAAAGTGGAGGTGACTTCGGCATGACGTGGTTTGTCCGAGCATCCCGGCTGTACGATGTATCAGCGGGTGAACCCCTTCAGTTCGACTGGACAAACCACCAACCTCTCGCACAGAGTCAGGCCGAAGTCGAGCAGGCCGTCGCGGAGATCGAGGACGAGAGGTAGGGATGTCGCGGCACCTCAAGTGCGCCCCTCATGAGGGCGACGTGCGCTTTACGATTGGTGTGCATCCCGACCCCGGCGTCCCGGACTACGGGCTGAAACCCTACTACGCGATGGATTCGCTCATCAAGGAGTGGGGAGATCGGTGGGAGACCGAAGGCAAACCCACACGGGACGTGGAACTCGCAGGTGAGACATGGGCCACCTGTTTCGACTACTCCGAGAGCGGGCTGGACGCCTGGGACAATCCGGAGTTCCAGATCCAGAACGTCCGCGAGTTCCAGTTCTACTTCGTCGCGAAGGATTCGCCCACGTACGAGGGGAAGCGGGCAGATCGGGACAAGCGCGTGAAAGGCGGGACGATCACCGTCCGCCCACGGTGGCCGAATCTTACAGCCGACGGCGAACCTGTCTCCGTGCCCCAGTACGGCGAGCCCTACATCGACGTACAGGTACAGGCGTCCAACATTCCCCACGAGCGCTATCTGTCGCTCGTGAAGCGTGTGATGGATGCCTACGGGATTGCCGCGCGGTACTTCGACCAGCCACACCCGGACAGCCACATCAACGATCTGGCCTACTACGTCCGGTTACACCGCGAAGACAGCGGGCCGCTGTACGCGCCGGATGGACCGATAGCACGCTGTCACACACTCATTCAGGGTGACCGCTCGGGGTATCGCAAGCACGTCGAAGACAACACGAAACTGCCCGGCTACTACGTCACCGCCACGGTCGAAGACGAGAAAGCCGACCAGCTGGTCCGTGGGCATGGGCTGGGGAAGGAACTCAAGCACTACTACCCGAACCACCCGGACAACTACGAACCAGATCAGGCGCCGTATCATCCGAAATTCGAGGTGTCCTACCAGACCAGCCGAACCGAGCAGACCGTTCGGTGGGACGACCTTGACGACGCCCGGCGCGAGTTGGAAGAGACGATCTTGAACTGTCTGGATTGGTGTGGGCTGGCGACAAGTGCCGAGAGCAATGTGTTCGTGGATTTCGATCCGTTCTGGAACATCCGGGATACGACGGAAGCCCGGAAGTTCGTCCAGTGTCCGCTACCGAAAATCGAAGACGACCAGGAACATCGCGTGATGCAGCTGTGGGGCGACATGACTACTGCCGACCGCGACGTGACGGAACTGCTACTCACCGACGGTGGGAAGGTCTCGCCACAGAAGGCAGCCGAGAAGACCGGCTACACGTACCGGACTATTCGGACTGTCATCCAGCGGATGGAGGGACTGATCGAGCACACCTACGGCGAGATGGAACTGTCCTCGAAGAAGATCCAGCAGGAGCTACTGAAACGAGTCCGTGTAGCGGGCGAGCGATTCGAGCAGGAGATCGGGAGCGCCACGATGGAGTTGGCCGACGCTGCTGAAGAACGCTCTCGGTCACGGTGGGCGCGAATCCGTCGGGAGTATGCAATCACAGAAACCGACGCTGACGACTGCCGGAAACTGTTGAAGGTGGGCTACACGCCTGCCGACTTCGAGGAAGCACAGACCATCATGCGTGAAATCCAGACGGCCTACACCGAGTGTGTCGAGGAGAATACCTACGGCGTTCACGTCGTCGTTGAGACCGCGGAGACCGGCCGTGAGCGGTTCCGCGATCTCTCGAAAGCCTTCGAGACAGCATACCGCTCCGGCGACTACCTGCGTGAAGCGCGGGCGGCCGAGAAGGGCCGCGAGGACTTCGACTTCGAGGCGTGGCGGGCGGCCGGCTGCCCGCCAGCTGACGAGTGGCGCGGCGGGTAGCGCGCCACCTGCATAGAGGCATCACTGTCCAACACACTGATTTTGCGGCAATTCTGTTCGCTTTCCCCGAAAATCGCGCGTCGCGCGGCTGGGTTCGCTCCCGTTGGTCACATCACCCAGCCGCGCGACCAGGGGGAACCCGGTGCGCAGGCTTCCGGGTTCCCCTTAGTCGTGTGGCTAAGGCCACATCATCAAAATACACCGCACAGCTCTGTATCTCCTGTCTCAATCCTATGCTTCCGACATCCACATTTTACCCGGCACTGATGATATCGGCCCATTACATGGAAACGTGGGAATTGAGGGAAGTATGGGAACGCCATATTTATATGGGTTGCCCTACACCTGTCTTCTGTAATGGCTTCATACGATGTCCTCGACCGCGTGGTCGTAGACGAGTGGGGAGAGCAGAAGGGCCGCACCGAGGTACAAGCCGTCCACGAAACGGAATCAGACCAATACGAAGTAAGAATGCCGTTTTACCAGGATAATGGCCGATATGGACGCAATGCGGCAACGATTAGTCCTGATGTGGATATAGCAGAACAAGCCGCTGAGGCAATTCTAGAAATGAGTGAGGTGGCGAGAGAACATCAGAAGAGAGATCGAGTCCATTCAGTGATCGATTCCGCCGAGAATCTGGAAGAAGACGAAATCGATGAACTACTCACATTAGTTGAAGAGATGGGCATAGAGGAAGTGAAGAACCGACTTACAGAGTAAACAAGCCGCGAATAGGGAGTATAGATTTGCCAAGCCGATCTCCGAACTAATCCAAACATATGACACAGAAACTCATTGACTCCCGCTCTGTCAACGAAACAGGAAATATACAGCTAATCAAGACAGGACATGAAGATTATGAAATCCGCTGTTCGGACCAAGGTAGACCTCTGTATGTCGAGAATACTGACGATGCACTATCGTTGATCAGTGCTGTTGCAGAGTTTGCAGAGGAAGTGGAGAAATTGTGAAATAAAGCTAATAATCGGGCTTAATCAGAGGTAGCTCGGTTTACGCAGACGCCCTTCCCGTTCTAAAACATCCAAGGCCGTTTTAATCAAGTCTACATCAGCTTTCCCAACTGTGGCGTTACCATTGTGATATTCTGAATCTAAGTCTGAATATAGATCGTCATCTGGGACAAACAAGCCGAACTCTGACATTTGAATGCCTTTCAATTCTTTTCCATTGGCCTTTCGAAAGGTAGCACAGTTCGGTTCCCATCTGCCGACAGTAATAATCTCATCGTCATCGTTGGGTGTCCTGATAACACCCAAGCCACCATTGCGACTAATTTCCATGATTCGATTGAACGCTCTCCCCGCGGCAGGTCTATGATCTTCACTTGGTACTTGCTCACTACTAAGCGACCAACCTGAATCAAAGTCAGCAATAAAAAGCCCCTCTGCAGTATATCGTGCTTGCAAAGTTGTGGTGATCCCAGGCTTATTGTAACAACGAATTGCGATTACGTCTTCACTCTTCTTTTCCGTCATACGATATACCAGTCATATAGCATTCACATAACAGTTGTCCCTCTATCAATTACCAGATATTCTACCAAGGAAGTAACTAGGTCGGACTCAGTATCGTAGTTCAGAGACCGGTATCTTTGCTTGCTTAGCGTCTCGATGTATTCCGCCACCGTGCCAGTCTAATTTTGGGAGCCTTGATGAGTGCCGTATCTCCCACTCTAATACCTCGATACCGCGCCCACGAACCCGATAAACGCCGAAAGCGTACCATCCATTCTCAGCACGCAGTCGTCTGTGATACCGGTCGTAGAGTTTGAACGTACCGGGCTGGCCGTCGGCGTGGCGGTGCATCGCCGATTTGATTTCAACAGGTGTTCCGTCTGGCCGTTTCGCGTCGTGCCAGCTGCACCTGTCGAGATCGAGGTCGTACCGCTCGGCGGCTTTGCGCTCGACGAGCGTCCCGTAGTGATTGGCCTTGTGGCTTCGACTCATTCGCGCACCTCGCGTGCGTCATATATAGATACTCCTCCGGGCTGTTCGCGGCCGTTGCCCATGGCTCGCGCGTGCTCGCACCGCGAGCGCACGCCATGGGCCAACAACAGGGCTACGCCGGGGGGTTGGTTGTTGTTGGGTTGCTCGAATACCGGCGCTGTCATGCGGTTAGCTCCGTTACCTCACCAACCACGTTTCGGTGCTTTCCATCGTCTTGATACTCGTTCCAGCGCTGACGGACCCATTCGGCGCTGTAGGGCACGAAATTGGCGATTTCGTGGTTTGGTCTGTCTGGCTCAGATTCCTTGGCCGTGATGACCGTGTAGATCGCGAGTTTTCGAGAGAGGTCTTCCGGGTCCACCTCGTCACCGTCATCCTCGCCGCTCGACCACGACCACGTAGTCGGTTCCTTGTCGTCGTAGCGCCAGTCTGTTTCGGGGATACCGGACACGGAGAAGATCGGGTTGACGCCCTTCCGGTTCCGCACGTCTTCGTAAAAGGTCGCTTCTTTCAGCCCTTCCTTGTGGACGCACACACCGAGTTCCCGAACGAGTGGATGCACGTCGCGGCCGTCGTGGCCGATGATGATGAGTGACCCACCGTACTTCCGGATCTTGTACGTGAGCGGCCCGAGCTTGGTCTTCGTCTCATAGCCGTCCGATCCACTTCCGCCGGCATTACTGCTGGCTTCGTCGAAGATGAATAGTTTCGGAACCTGTTCATTGTGCATCGGGTCGCCGTCTTGTTTCAGCCACTCATTCAGCTCGCCGTAGTTCGCCAGCCAGCCGTCGCGGTGGTCCCCCTCCGAGTCGGTCCACTCATCAGTTTCTTCAAGCGTTCGAATGTTCGATGCGACTAGGGCGTCCGAGGGTTGCTGTTCCTTCCAGAGCTGTCCGAGTAGACAAGCGAAGTTCGACTTGCCAGTACCGGGTTCGGCCCACTCGTAGAACATCGGCGCGGGGCCGGTCATCTGTGCGCGGAGTTGGTCGATGGCCTTGATCCCCGAGATATCGGCCCGTTGGCCGGCGTCACCGGTGAAGTGCTTCAACGACTGCATATCGCCATTCGCCATGGCCCGCCGTGCCGTCTCGGTCCCCTCGATACGGACGATATCCCGGACGTGCGAGAGGTCTTTGGCCTGACCTGGCATCTTCTCCGGCCGGTCACAGTGTCGCGGGTCGTAGTGAGTTTCGAGGATGGAGAGGTAGCGGGATAGCTTCTCATCACGAACGATTCCGGCGTGTTGGTGTACTTCGTCGGGATCGCGTTGACCGTAGCCGTCCTGATACTCGCGGAACTGTGCAGGTGTGTAGAGGTCGCTATCGTCAGTCATCGTTCAAGTGTGGGTCCTGCGGTTGCTGATCAGCCGGTTCGTCCTGCCCATAGTCCACAGCGGCGTCTGCGGTGGGGTCAGGTGCGTCGGTGAGGTCGTGGATGGTCGGTGCGTCTTCGGGATCTTCGCCATCTTCGATGAGGTCGCCGAAGGTCTCTTTCGCGGCGGTTTTCTGAATCATCTGGCCGCGTTCGTTGGCTTCGGCGTCAGCGGTGACGAGCTTCTTTTGTAGCTCGACACTGCCCCGACTCCACCGGCCGCGGATTGCGGCGAGTTCTTCGGCGCGGTCGATGAGCCAGCCATGGATATCTTGCATCTGCTTCTTGCTGGTCATCAGCTGGGTGTCCTGACAGCCTTCGAGCCAGACGCCCTTGACGCGGAGCTGGCCGATGTCTTCGAGGTACTCGTACTCGCGGACGGCCCACGCGCTGCCGCCGTTGACAGGGTAGGGATCGGGGCCATCGATTTCTTTCTCACGCCAGAGTTCCGGCGGGACGTAGTACTTCTCGGTGGTATCCTCAACGGCGTTGACGTGATGGACTTCGACCCAGTTGCGGCGGCGGAGCCAGCGGGCGATCTTCGCACCGACGAGATAGCAAGGAATCGCCAGGACGAGCCAGCCGACGGCGATGGCGGGAATCCACGTCGGCAGGGTTGGCAGCTGTGGCTGGTAGTAGGCGAACAGCACGGCCGCACCGGCGAGCATCCCACCGATGAGTAGCTTGTACTCGGCAAGCAGGTAGACAAGCCGGTCGCGGTTGTTCTGGAAAGTCGGTGCGGGCTTCATGCTACCTCCGGGCGGCCGTTCTCGCCGCGAATTACGTTGTAGCCGGCTATGATCATCCACATGAACGCGACAGTTGCCCCGGCGAGCCATGCCTGCAACGACGAGAGCGCACGAAGGATATCGAGCCCGCCACCGGAGGGCTGCTGGACGATTTCGGCGTACAGTGGCGTGTTCTCCGTGGAAATGGCGACACCAACGTAGCCGTCCTTCTCGGTGACGGGAATCTCAATAGTGGCGGTGTCGTCCGAGCGCATAGCGACTGTTCGGACGGGAATCTTCCCGCCTTCCTGGAAGCGGCCGGCGTCGGAGATCGTCACCGTCTGGACCGCGCTTGACTGGAGGGTAATGCGGGCGATGCCCTCATCCGGTAGATACTCCGAGCCGACAATCTCGGTCTGTCCGTCGATGCGGGTGGTTTCGGTGGCGTTGGCTGTGGGCTGTGGGCCGGGTGTTTCAGCGGGGAGGTTGCCCGCGGACTGTGCGGTGGTCGGTGCGCTGACGCAGCCGAGGCTGACCACGAGCAGCGCGACGAGGAAAATGGAACGCATGGGTGGATTAGTTCTGGAGAACGACGATACCGAGCAGCGTGCCGATGACGGCTAATGCCACAACGGGCGGGACACTGCCGCCACCGAGCAGGCCACCGCCAGCAGACTGTTTCAGGGCCTTCTCACGGGCCTCGATCTGTGCCCGACGGTATGCCAGGTCTTCGTACTGCTGTTTGAGTTCGGTGACGTTCGAGGTTTCGTACGTCGTTTTCTCGATTGTGACGTTCTGGACGGTCTGGCCGTCTGTAGTGGTGATATCGTCCACCGTGAAGTTGCTCTCCAGTTCCACGATGCGGTCACTGGTGACGACGTACTGCGTGCCGCCAATCTGGTCCGGGTTGTACGTGTTATTCGCCTCAAACTGACCGCTGGCAGGGTTTTCCTGGGAGAACAGCACGCCTTCGTACTGTGTGCCCGATTCGGTGGTGATGTTGAAACTCCCAATCTGGTCGAAGTTCTCCGGGGAGTTCTGTCCCATCAACGTCAGCTGTGCGGCAGTCCAGCCCTGGAAGTCGTCGCCGGCGGACTGCTGGTTTGCCAGTACGTAGGGGTCGACGAGGTCGCTATTGTTGATTTCGCCGGCCTGATACGCGCTGTAGGTGTTTTCTGCCAGCGTGTCCATTTCGGATTGGACCTGGCTGTTCTGGCTCTGAATCTCGGAGTTCAGGGTGTTGAACTCCTGCCACTGGACGATTTTGAGGTTCTGATAATTGTCGTTCGGGGCACGAATCATCAGCGATTCGAGGTGGACGCTGGATCGTCCAGAACCAGCGGACGATTCAACACTGTTCGGTGCTGTGTGAGCTGTCAGTGTCGGGTTGATGTTGTCGCCGCTATCGTAGCCAGCGTCGACGAACACTTTCGGGGCCTGATACGTGTGGCTACTACCGTTCGTGAGCGTATAGCTCACCGAATTGAGACCCTGATATTCAATCACACCACCGTCGCCGTACGGATGGGTGTGGTACGTCCCCACGAACGTGTCCTGATTGCTGTCCAGAGTCGATGAGATGCCGCTTTCGTTGTTAGCGACACTGTGGAGGTAGTCGTAGTTCTGTGCCAGTACCGCATACTCGTTCATCAGGTTGACCTGCTTCTTGGCGTAGTAGTCCGCTACGGCCTGTTTTGCCGCGGTTTTCGCCGCGGACTTGCTACTCCCTTTGTTCAAGGACTTGATATAGGCGTTCTTGCCGATAATGCGGGCCTGAGTGGATGTATCCTTTAGATAGTTGTTGAGCGTGTTCTTGTAGCCGTCCGCAGTGGCTTTCTGGTTTTGCGCCGATTGGTAGATGTCCAATTTCGTCTGTGCGGCGTCCGTGCCCGACGTATCCACGGTTGCGGTCCCCGGCAGACCGGTCCTGTCCAGCTGGACTACCCGGGGCATCAGCGATTCCCCGATTTGCTCACTCAGGTCGTAAGTGAACCCGGGGTCTCCGCCCGTATCTCCAAGGAACTTGCCGGAATCGCCCGGTGTCCATGCATCCGTGACGCCACCTTTCGACATGGACACAGGACCGTCAGCACCCTCTACCTTCACCGTGAAGGACTCATACGCACCGGCGTTTCGGAAGTGAGCACTGTTCTGAGAGCCACTAACGGTCTTTTTCAGAATCGCCGTGTTATCGCCAGCGGGTGACTCGTCGGTAATCGCCGTGATAGTCGTTTCAGACGACACATTGAACAAGTCAATCTCGACCTTGTGCGGGCCTGTCTCGAAGGTTTTCGTCACTGGTCCGGAGTCCGTTGCCGTCTCCGTGGCCGTCGACTGAGCGAGGGCAGGACCAGCGGTCCCGACGACGGCGGAACAGACGATGAGCGCGGCGAGCAAGACCGAACGAGCGCGGGTCATTGCTCGTGTCCCCCGTCGGTTTCGACCTGCTCGACGCTGGTGCGAACCTCTTGGTCGTCAGCGCCGGCAGCGGTGTCCTTCTGCCGTGCGTGGTGCGCGGCGATCACGCCGCCAGCGACGACGGCGGGACTGACGACGGGGAGCGGGGTGCCGATGACAGCCGCGGCAATTGTGGACCCAGAGATGCCGATGACGCCCATAAGCCCATAGCTGAGTATGCGGTCCATCGGATTCACCCCAGGTAGCTGATGACGTAGTAGCCGGCGGCCTCGACGGCGACGACGGTGAGACCGATAGCGGCCGAGCCAACCACGATATCCTGCGCGCCGAGGATGTTCAACCCGGTGAACAGGACGATGACGAGCGTCCCGAGCGCGAGGTACGTTTCGACAGTAGCCGAGCCCTTGGCGATATCCACGAGGTCGGTGTCGAGCTGGTAGTTTTTGTTACGACTCTCGTTGACGCGATTGGTTGCGTATGCCATCGCCAGAGCGACGAGTGACAGCAGGAACGCGAGATCGATGCTCGTGCCCTGGACGGTGAACACAGACGCGGCGAGGTCGTAGCCGAGCAGACTGATCGAGGCGATACCGTTGGTGACGAACGCGCTGGCGGTGAAAATCACACCAGCCAGGGCGTCTTCGATGTCTATCTTTCCGAACATAGTTGGACTGGCCGCGAGTGCGGCCAT